GCCAGTCCTTGACCAGCTCCACATTTCATTTTCAACATTCTCATTCCACCCACGTATTAAGTCTCCCTCACCCTCTTCTGCAGTGAATTCATCATAATAATGAAATCCTCTCCACGCTGCACCGTTCGAAAGTTCACCGTCGAAATCAGGAGATCTGTTAGGCTTATTTTCAGTCGGACCATTCTCTGGCGCTGTCTCAATACCTTCTGGGGGTAAAACTGGTTTAATACTTGCAGTTAAATCTATATTAGCACCACCAATTAGAAATTGTTCGGTAGATAATTCTGTAGGATCTATTATTGGGATGTTAGGTGAAACTAATACTTCTTCAACATAATGATGAACACCGACTCTAGCACCTTTTCTTTTCCCAAAGTCATAATTCTTAGGGATAGATTTTTGTTGCCATGTTAAACGCACAGTATCACCAGACATTATTCCATAAGATGCTAGTGATCCCAATGCATCTTCTTTTGAAGAAAATGCTAATTTTCTATGCTTAAACCACTCTTGAGCTGTATCATCTCTTGAAACCCTTGGATCTTCTAGTCCTCTTGATGTATAATATCCATCATCCGAATTCCATGCAGATAATGCTGCTGACTTCATAGGTTCTAAAATATAATCTTGGTAATTTAAGTCTGGAAAATACATTACTGCATTATTGTCAACTCCACCCTTGGCGTGCCATTGTGCATGATAACCAATTTCTTGTGTTCCCGCATGATTCCACCTTGAATTATTTGCAAACCATAGAAAGCCACTTGACCAAATATTATACTCTAAGTCATTCGTAACAATAATTGACTGTCCGTGTAATGCGTCATCCCAGTGTGGGTGATAATTACCTGGTCGGCCTGTTTCTCCACTTGTTGGGTACATATCACCTGGATTAAATACATTTTTAGTTTCAACATCATTTACTGTATACACATTTGATAAATCATCTATTGCAATAGCATCTTCAATTTGAATCTGATAGCCTGCCATCTTGCTTAGAAATCCAGTATCCGTTGCGGGTATAGTAGCAGTTAAAATTTGTCCATCTGGTTCATCAAATTGAATAATACCACTAGACGCAGTTTCAACAATAGAATCAGATTGGGATTCATTTAGTGTAAACTTCGTCATAACAGTGCCAGACTCTAATTGTGCACCTGCCCAATAAAATTCTGTCCCAATATTATTATCATCTGACGGATCAAATACGTTATTTGGAAAAACTTCACAACGAACTTGTATTTTATTTTCTTTAGTATTTGTTAATATAAATGTGTGATCTAATCTTTCCCATTTGCCTGATGCAATTATTAGTGGACTATGTGTGGTTGTTCCTTCTACACCCCACGTCCCTGAATGTGCCACTAATCTCACTTTCACACCTTCAGGAAGCTTTGAGTAAATACTAAAAGTAAAACTTTGTCCTTCTAGTTGTTTATCTAGCCTTACAACAGTGTACAAAGCTAAATTTGTACTTGATCTTGACAAATCATTTATTGTTGTTTGTAAAACTTGTTTGATCCCTAATTGTCCAGTTGGGTTAGACAAAATAACATTCTCAATTCGTGTAAGGTTGGGATTTGCTAAGGACAATGAGTTCACAGTTTCATTGTCCGGCCAGGGTGCGTGTGTTTTCCAACCAAACTTATCTTTTAGAGTACGACCCTTTAATAAATTAGTAGATTGATTACTCAACTCTATAGTTGGTGTTACTTCATACGCAATTCTTTCTTCGGGAATTATTCTCTTACCCATAAAGTAAGCATTATTTACTCTAATTGTCCCATTGACAAATGATGTGGGAATATCATTTACACTATTGATTGTAATATAATTTGAATCTTCCCCATCGAATCCTACAGTTTCGCTGCTTGATGGGAACCAATTTAAGCAATTGTAAGCAGCTAATCTAAATCTTTCTAAATATTCTTCATCATCTATGAAATTAGGGGAAAGTATAATCTCACTCTTATCAGCAGAAATATCAGAAATTATAAATTTATTTTCTTTTACATAAAGCCTATCGCCTTCTTCAGTTTCTGATGCATTATGTGGATTAGTAGCATAAAAGTAGCCTGTTGATTGTTCTGTTAAGAACTCCCCTTTATAAATTTTTTCTTTATCATTTACTAATAATGGGAAAGGACTTCCCGCCATTAGACGGTAAAAATTCATTTTAACTGAGAATCTACCTTTCCGAAATCCCATGTCTCTTAAGACTTCACCTGTATCTATTTTAATAACAGCAGGCATGCCAGTAATATCACTATCAATGACTGACTCAAATTGGTCATTTGATAAATATTTAGTTGTTATCTTTTCATTCTCACCAGTAAATACATCAATTTTTATTATGTCATATAAATTATCACCAAATGCTTCATCTGGCCACTTAGAAGATCTGTAAGCTTCTCCGATAAATTGTGAGTAAAATATCTCGTCACGAAATGATGTAAAATCATTTCCAGCAGGAAGTGTAATAAGATCATGTATTTTTTTTGGAAATGAAAGAGATCTTCTTGATTTATTATCTAATCTTGTAGTGACCAAGTCAGCTATTGCAGGTGCAGCAAATGCCAAATTAACAGGTGCAGGATTAAATGCCGATGAGTAATTAGGTTTCTTTTTATGTTTACGTTTACGTTTACGTTTATTATCTTGCTTAGCCATTAAAATTCCTTAAATTCCCTATCTATAAAATCTAATGTTTTCTTCTTAGTTCTATAGCGCCTTTGGTATATTTGAACATAAAGATATTGATTTTCATCATCATAAGTTTCTCCTGACGTAGGATTTTCAAATAACTGAATTACATCATTCTTGTCCCGTAATGTATCTTTAGTATTCCCATCGTTATCTAAAAATTTTGTATTTGTCTTTAGAAACAAGTCATGATATTTTATCTCATCACGTTCTTTAATAGATGAGTAATGTTCATTGTCTTGTAGCTCTTCTTCTGTATATGGCATTAGCGTGTTACTTTAAATGTGTAATCTTCATCGTAATATTCAATTGTTTCATTTACACCACTACCACTAACAACTTTGAATACTACTTTATAGAAACGTTCTGGTTGAAGTGTCCCAGTTCTAAGCTTAAAGAAATTGCCAGTTGAGTCACAACTTAATTTTGATCCAGAACCGAAGGGAACAATAACATCAGTAGTTTTGCTATCAACAATAGAATAAAAACTAGAAGCACTCGGTAAATAATTCACATCTAAAAATACGGATGAAGTTGAAAAAGTTCGTGTTGGAAAACGTTCTCTTCCATATACTCTAATTTTTGTTAATGATCCTTGCTTGTACTCCTGTCTAAAGCTTGACATATAAAGATGAACCTTGCCAAGTTCATCAACAGATAGTGCTGAAAGAGATCCCGTCGTCCAAGTTGCATCATCCCAGACAACTTCTAGTTTGGGAGGAAAAATTGTATGTGTGTCGGAAGAAAAAAACTTAAAAATACCATACCGTGTATCACTCGTTTCTTCAGTGTCTGTTCGCTTAATTAAAAAGCCTTCATTAGATGCAGAGCCAACAAGCCAATTATTAACAATATCTGTGACATTCATTCTCATGTCAGTTTGATCATCTTTATTGAATGACTGTGAACCAGAATATCCAGAGCCAGAAAAATATGTAGCGCCCCAAAGTGTTGAAGAGCTATCCCATTCAATCGATTCAGTCGCTTCAGTTCTATATCGCCAGCTTACACCGTCTTCTGTTTGTGGGTTGTCTGATTGTCTACCACTTCCCTCAGTCCAGCTTTGTGATACAGCGTATGTATACAATGACTGAGACCTTTGTAGCTCCACAGAACCAGCATCATAAAGGTTGAGATAATATGACGCGTCTGATCCTATTGTACCATCTGAGATACTTTCTGATATCGCAGTGATGGGGAAGCTAATAAGGGCCCTAGATATTGTACCTATCGCACTAGAGTCAACCTGAAATTTCTTGCCTACTTCTAGTATTTCATCTAGGCCAGTATTTCTTACGCTAGATGTGCTTTCTATATCAGCGCCTCTTAGAATAGTTGCATCTTTATCTGCATTAACAAAATAATGGGCCATTAATAATCTCCTAAAACTTTACCAACAATATCTACGTCTGGTTTCTTAATTTCAAAAATTGACGGATCAAGTGAAGGATAAACTACACCATTCGTTGTTGCAGCATTTATATCGTAAATGTTCCCAGAATATCCTGCTGTAGATAAAAATTTATTTTCAATAATAATAATATCCCCATTTGGATTATTATTTTGAGGCGGCACAACACTATTAACACCCTCAACAAGTGAAATCTCATAAGCAATATCTGACAAGATAATTGGCTGGTTAATTTGCCACTTATCAACATCAAAATATTCTTTCACCTTCTGAATTGCCTTAAGAATAACTTCTTGTTTATTCACACCCTTCTTAGTGTACAGAGAAAATCTAACACCTACATTTATCACGTACCCATCTTTTAGATTGATAGCATCAGTTAGAATCCTATAGGGACCTAAGTACGTTCTTATATTTCTTTTTGTTGCTTCATTTACTTTTGTTAGCTTCTTTTCATTATCATATCCCAATACATAAAAATTAAGTGCCATTGGATTAGGAACCCTGACTTGTAATTTGGACATTTGAATCTCACCATCATGCTCGTCTAGAACGTCTTGTGTAATGACTTGATTTTCCATTACATTTTTTCCAGAATTTAACTGGTCATCTTGAGTAATAAATACTTTAGCTATGTTACCATACTTTGAGGGTAAGCTGTATACTCTTGTAATATAATCTTCTTTTGATACTGTTCTATTCTGTGCCTGGAAATATTGCTTTGCATTTTCTTTTATTTCGTTTATTGATTCTTCACCCCTACCACCAGTTGCTGGTACTGAATTATTGAATGCAATAGAATTTTTTGACTCATCAAGTAGCGTTGTATCTAACCCAGAAGAATTTATTGCCAGTGACAGTTCATGTTTATTGATAATAGAGTTAGCCGGTACATTGTCATCAACACCACCGCCGTAAGAATACTTAATAATTAATGATGTACTGCCAGGTGCCTTGCCATAAACAGCAGTATCCAAAAAGTTTGCAGGATCTAGCGCAGAATTAGAATTTAAAAAGTTAGTATTAGTAAAGCTGTTTCCAACTGTAGAGGGATTTGGGATGATTTCATCATCTTCACCTGAAGAAGTTCCTGATCCAAATGATAGTTGTGTTTCACCAGTATGTTTAACTCTAGTTTTAAATCTATTTTTCGTCCTAATCATCTTCATAAGATAGGGTGTTGTTTCATTATACGCTGCTAAATTTGGATCAAATTCTGCATCATTTACAATTTCATCAAAAATAAGATCTTGTGCTAATGATTCTACTTCATACCATTTGTTCCCATCTGAGTCTGTAACAGAGATTATCTCTAATACATTTTTATTACCAAGCGTAATTGAGTCGTATGCTTTGGGTGTCCCAAAATCAAATTTTTCTATTGTAATCTCTCCACTAACAGCTCGTGCTTTCTTTTTTAATAAAAATTTTGTTGGTGTGTTATCATCATCAATTTCGTATATTGATACTGTGACAGGATCTAGAGAACCAGACGTCTGGAAATTAACCTCATCAATCATTCTAAATGCTGTACTAAAAGTATCTGCTCCTATTGCTGATCCTTGCTTAACTCTATACCCATAGGAATAGTCTGGAGTGACATTATCTCCTGTACCTGCAGCAGGAACTGTTTGATACACATCAAGTGTGACAGAAGATGGTGAAGAAATCGTGGGCCTATATCCATAAGATTGTGCAATGTCAAAGACGGTCTTCCTTTCTTCAGCATACACGAGTAATGATTCTCTAAATTGTTCATCAATGTAAAATGATAAAACGTCACCCACGTATGAAGCCATCTCTATAAACATCATGCCAGGTGATGATTCATTAAAGTCTGCATACGACTGTGGGAAATATGTTTTTGCAAATTCTACTAAGTCACTTCTAAAACCCGTAAAGCTTTTATTTAAAAAGCTAACTTCTTTTGGTCTTTCTTTTAATGTTGCCATTTTAAATTCCAGGTTGTTGTAAATTTAATGTTAAAGATTCCATTGCATTAGGATCTGTCTCTATAGAAAACGTCAATGAAACTTCTAAAAAATTAGAATTTTGATCTGCATCTATTTGAATACCCTTCAATAAAACGTGTGGTAGCCAAGCAGATATTGCATCTCTAATTGAAGAATCAATCTTGCTTGATAGTTCATCATCAAACGGCTCGAAAAGAATGTTAAATAAATCACTTCCAAATTCTGGTTGACCTACTCTTTCACCCTTAACAGTGAGTAATAAATTCTTTAAATTAGATTTTGTTTGTTCTAAGAGAGTAGATGACTGCTTGAAATACCCGTTTGCTCCCAACCTTATCGGTAAGACAACCCCAATCTTCGAATCAGGATCTTTATCTCTTGCTCTCGTAGATGACGTTCTTGGGTTTTCTAGCGCCATTATTTAATACTTCCTTTTAATTTTGATAATTTTTTTGCTGATGCTAAACTGATAGGTTGAAATAGACCACCCATTTGTATTGCTCGCGCCCTTGTAGTTAAATATCTTAAACCTCTATTTGTTGTAACAATACCAATTTCAAGTTGTGTATCAAAATTTCTAATATCACTCACAATAGTTGACACATCCACTCCGTTACTTATATTTGCAAATTGATCTGCAATCATATTCAGCAATGGGCCAAAACTATCTTTTTCAAATGGTGGAACACCACTACTTGCCCCCATATCAACTTCTGCATGAACTATATAATCATGAATAGCTTCAGCTTCTTTTGTTGATATTTTAACATTTTCTTTGTACTCTTTGATTTTTGCTTTAGTTTTGAGAAACTTATTCATGTTAGTTTTCTCATGTTTTAAGTCTGCTAAGTTACGTAC